AGTGATTGCCATTTGAATTAATTGCCTCCACACGCCAATTTGATTCCTTGGTTATCAGCGTGTTAAAACATTGAAACTCTTTGTAGTTAATAATCCTTGAATGTGCATAAAGCTTTAATGAATCAATTGATGCTTGTTTAACATCTTTTGTTGCATGTGCCGGTGTAATGCCAATTACACATAGCACGGCCAAAACCATCAAACATCGGCTGCGAGCTATCCGGCTCACCGGCTCGCTACCTCGTGTAGATGGTAACGATGCTGTCAAATACCGAGCGTAATTTTGGGCGATTCCAACAGGTTTCACACACCTGTGGATAAAGCCTGTGGATAACTTCATAGATGCAACCTATCCTCACACGGCTTGCAAAACCACATCACAGCTCCATCATCTTGACGATCGTATTCATTGCAAGCTGAGTCATTGTCACAAATGCTGCAATTCATGAAACCACCAAATCCGCTGAAACTGTAAATCTTGCCATCTGTTGCGATGTGTATGTCTTTTGGGTTTATTGTCATTGGCTTAGCTCCATGATCCTTGAGTCATCAACAATCTTGATGCCAAATGTGCCACAGCTCATGCATTGTGCAAACCACTCATGCTCTGTCAATTCTGCACCTTTTTTGAGGCCATGTCGTTGTTTTGGCTTGCCATACAGCTTTGAACAGATTGAACAATCAAACAATAGAATGTGCATAGTTACTCCTTTGTAAAGTCTCAATGGGTTGCAAATTGATCTGAGGCACAGACCAATTGTTTTGCGATGGGTTTCGATAGCGTGGTTTCTTTGCTATTACAACGGGCATCCAGCCCATGATTTTCATGTTTGGTGAGCTGCCTGTAACTAACACGGCGATGTCACGATCATGTCGATCTGATTCTTGTATCCATAGATTGCTGGCCGGATTGATTGACCATTTGACTTCAATGTGATCTCCCACATCAGCCTTTGATTTATCCCATGTGATGCCGGGTGTGTAGTCATAACCTAATCGCTTAGCAACAACCATCTCAGCTGCCATTGATTCGCCCATTTGAGCCACATAAGCAAACCATGAAATGTCTTTGACAATGCGTGAGCTGTGATTGGCTGATTTGTCATGACAATGCTGGATCGCTGCAATCATGCACTGCACTTCCTCAATGCGATCTATCACCGGCAATCACCGCAAAACCAAATGATTTTCTCTGTTTTGTCATACCCGATTTGGTAGCCAAATGCATCAAATTTGGTTAGCTTTGAGCATTTGTCGCATTGCTCGACTTTGTATTCCTCGACCACTTCGCCGTTAAAGTAAAGCCGTGCAATGCGTGTTTGCGGGTTGATGATCTCCATGTAATCGCTCATACCTGTGGCTCCCAATTGCCCGTGCTACGCAATACATACCAACGCGGCGTGCATTGCATTGCTTTGACCTTCTCGGAGCAAAAGTAGCCGCCCCATGATTTGGCTGCATCTGGCTTGCTCTGATTCCAGCGCATTGATCCGTGTGAGCATGTTGGCACGGCATTTGGCACCCATGCATCCTCTGATGATCCAAATGATGGCGTGCCAGCTGCCTCAGCTTCAGCTGATGTTTGGTAGCTCGGCACATCGCCATGTTTGGTTGTCCAGTAGTCATAATCGGCCGCCGGTGTTTCGGTCTTGACCAGTGTCATAACCTCCTGAGTGGCTTTTTCCGCGCCTCCCATGACCAATGCCATAACACGCATCAATGCGGATGTAACAGTATCCTCAACCATCCACCGCTTCATTTTGTCTGGATAAGCTGCAAGATAACCGTAAGCATAATCAATGCCAGCCGGCTCTGTCTCGGTCTGACTTCGCCATGCTTTTGCCTGAACTAAAACATAACCTTTTTCAGCATTGAATTCAATAATGTGAGCTTCCAATCTGCCTTTTGGAAATGTGGCGAGCCATCGATCTGTGCGCTCTTTGTTGCCTTCGTAATTGTCCATGAAAGCCATTATTTGCCCGCCTTGTCTAGCTGCGAGATGTGGCGAGATACCGCACGGCCTCGTGTGTAGCCTTGTCGCTGGCCTTCTTTAAATCCGACCGCATAGGCCATAACAGCCCATAAGAATCCTGCAATGACCATAAAGATCACAATTGAGATTTCATTCATTTGTCTAGCTCCCGATTCTGGGAACAGCTAATCTGCTCCCAAACAAAGAGTGACAGCCATGGCCGACAAAATCAACAATCGCGCCTAAATTACGGCGTGTTGCTCTGTTTCTCAATGAGCTGTGTGTATAGATAATCCAAGCGTGCCTCGATGCGTGAAATCTGATCCTTCATACTCGATCCACCATTCGGCAACAGCTCGCTCATCACGGCTTTGATAATGATCTTCATTGATGAATAAACGGCTGCCAGTATCGCAATAACAAAACCACCAACAGCCGTCCATTCACCCACGCTCATTTCTTGAGGCCAAGATCATCTTTAGGATTGGCCCAACGTGCAAGCATTGGCACCAATCCAGCAACCAAGCCCATTGCCAAATCCTTTGGGTTTTGATTACCAGTCATCCACACAGCTAACATGCCAGCAACAGAGCTACGCGCCCAAGATGCCAACAGAGCTTTTGCTTTATCCATTATTTTTCTCCTTTTGGTCGATCCGGTAATTCACCGGCAAACGCTTCATAAGTTGGTCGGCCGTAACCGACAACAAATGATCTCGCTCCCAAACTTCTTGATTTAACCATTACTTCGCCGCCATTGCGTTGATTTCCGGCAGCTGATGTGTTGCCTTCAATCGTCACAATTTGCTTTTCAGAACAGCGAATCACCAAACCAATGTGATTGATAATTGTTTTGTCATCATCAACAAAATCAAAGAAAACAAAATCGCCAATCTTTGGTGTTGTGTGCCATTGCTTCAATTCTTTAAATGCTGAGGCTCCGACACGGGTGCTCACAACATTTGGAACCTTGACACCGGCTTGATGAGCGCACCAATTCAGAAATGACCCACACCATGGCAGCTTGTCGGCCTTCATGTGTTTGCCATACTTTGTCTCATTGTTGCCAGTTTCAGCTGTGCCAACCTCAGCCAATGCAACCTCAATCAAACGCGACAATGTGCCTTGTGGATAACTCATTCTGTCTCCGGCATAATCCATTGACAAATTTCCTCATTAAAACCAATTGCATTTTCTGGTTTTGGAGCAATAAAAGCATTACGATCTGAATCGTAGGTGTGACCAATGCCAGCATAATTTTTGCGAAAGTTTGCATTGTATGAAGTTTGTATCCATCTGCCACCATAGTGAGCAACACAAAAATCAATGCCTTTTTGCTCTGATTCAATGCCATCAATTATCAATTCATTGTTATGTACAACCAGTACGCGGGTAACAATGTTGTTCTCGTCTAATTCTGCAAAATGTGCCATCAGATGGTTACGCTCCCGCTTCCAGTCCATTTGTAAATCCTGTAACCACCTGTTGTTGTAATCGTTGGCGATCCTGTTGTTGCAGTAAGTAAAGGAAATGTATCGGGATAGCGAATAATTACAACGCCTGCATCTCCATTGACAGATGTACCTGTGCCAATACCAGTATTGCCACCATTGCCACTATTTGCTACACCAGCTGCGCCTGATTGGTTAGTATTGTATGCAGGCGCACCGCGACCACCTGTTGAATAAGTAACTGCCGCACCTGAGAGACTATTGCTGACACCATTTGCAGGTGTTTGCGCTGGCAACCAATTGAAACCTGATGTGCCATTATCTCCAACAGCACTAGCTCCACCGCCGTTTCCACCCGATCCTCCAAAACTTGAGTCACCTGTATTACTGCCACCAGCAAAACCTTGTCCTGATGTACCAGTACCGCCCGCATAATCTGTGCCAGTTACAGCAGATTGTGCCGCACCTCCACCTGATCCTCCATTTTTTCCAGCACCTGCTACCGCGCCTGAAAATGCGCCACCTCCAGCACCTCCACCTGTTGAAACAACGGAGGCAGCGATAGATGAATTTGTGCCATTGCTTGCAGAAAATCCAAATGCTCCACCTGCACCTACTGTGATGGTTGCAGTACCAGTAATTGAAAGCGATCCACCTGTTAAAAATCCACCAGCACCCCCACCACCAGCACCTACGATAGCGTTTCCAGGACTGCCCGCCCCACCTCCACCAGCAACTACTGTGTATTGCACGACTCTTGTTCTAGCTGAGCCAGAGGAGGCCATAATTCCTAGCATGGGTGACATTATGCTAAATCCCCAAACACGATCCAAGAATTAGCAGCTAGTTTTTTGCAGGTTGCACCGCTATTGACAACACGCAATTTTGGTGTTGCGCTGGTTGCACCTGTTGAAATAACTGTTGTTGTTCCTGGCGTTACAGCACCAATTGTTGGTTGCCCGGCACCGGTTATCCAAAACACATTGATTTCCGTACCAACGGCAAAATTAAATGTTGCATCTGTAGGAATGTTAAATTGCTGTGTTGCAGCATTGTTCATGCTAAAAATGTTGCCTTCATCGCCTGATGCAAATGTGTATGCAGCTGTTTTGGCTGAATAGGTTGATGAAATCTTAGGAGATGAAATGACCGGTGCTGTCAATGTTTTGTTGGTCAATGTTTGAGCTGTGGTCAAATCGGCTGTGACCGCTGTATTGATGGCAACTGTTGGTGTTGGGCCGGTCGGATCGGTAACAGTAATACCTGTGCCAGCTGTAACGCCTGTAATGTCGCCTTGATCATTTGCGATCCAAACAAAATCCATGTCGGTCGCTGAGTTTTTGCTCAAAATGTAACCTGAAGGTCCACCTAATAAATCGCTCAATGATGTTGCTACAGCTTGACCAAATACCTCAAAGTCAGCTGGTAAATCTGTCACCAAATCTGTTGCCGTTGGCATTTGCCAACCAAATGGTGTTGTTGGATTGCTCATTTTCTCTCCTTATGCCACGACTAACGCATCGGCCCAAACTAGGCTTCCGCTGATTGTGTTCCATTGTTCTGCAATTGCGACATCTTGCCATTGCATGGCTTGCAATGAAAATGCCAATGGTGAAATGATAGCCGTCAGCGCAACGCTGTTGTAAGCGGCACGCCATGTCCAGCCTTCGACAAAGCCCAAAAATGTGCCAGCGGCCATGTTTAACGGCAAATTGGTGATCCGCGTAGGCATACCCATGAAAATGTTGATCAATGCATCACGATCCACATCATCCAATTCGGGGTTTGTCAGCTCAAATGTAAAGTCGTTAAAATTAAATTGTGGATACGATCTCAAAGACAAATAAAAATCTGCCTGATCCTCGGCATCGGCTTGATGTTTGATTGTGGTTGTAAAAATCTGAGACAATTTTCCAAATTCTGCTATTGAGTCTGGATCGTTTGCGCTGGTTTCGCTAGTGCTGTTTTGGCCGTATTTTATAGTGATGTCATTTCGCACATCACCAGCACGCTGTTGCACACTCAAACCTGGCGCAATTGCGTGATTGGCTGTTAGATCAACATAACTATTGGTGGCAAGGTAAGTAGATCGGTGAGTTGAATCGGCATAGCTAATTTGGCCCGTTGCCGATTCGTAAATGTAACCCAATCCCGATGTGGCCAAAGCTGCAACCAATGAATAGACATCTGTTCTACTAGATGACCGCTGTGCCAGCTCATAATTGCCTGGTGTATCGATCTCGCCTAATCCTGTGTTTTGTGCATTTTGCCATTGCTCGGTTGGCTCATAGGTTTGCCATTGTAAAGCTGCCGGTACTTCATTCCATGAATTAATCAAAAGATCGGTTAAAATTGTAAGAATCTGATCGCCATCAAAATCCTGTGACAAAACGCCATCGGTCAAAGCTTTTGGCAACCGCGACAATGCACCCAACGCAATGATTTTGATGCGCTGTGCATAGGCAACCGATCCCACCTCAGCTACGGCAATGCCAACCTCAACGACCGAGCCGCCAAAAATTGGCACAAATGTAGCTGTGGAATCTTGCAGCTCGATAGTAAGCCCATAATTAATCTCAATTGCCACATTTGATTGATCAAGGTTGATTAGCTCAAGATTGGCATAACCAGCTTGTGCCTGTTCATAGATGTTTGTCCGACCGCTTGTGATTGTCAGATTTGCCAGAATAGCCGTTTGGTATTGCACGCCGCCAATGGTCACGCGCCAAACGGGATTAAATACGCTCATCCTGAAAATTGCAGACTATTTGCGCCGCCTGTACCGCGATAGAAAC